TACAATTGCTCGCGTCCGAGCGTTCACTAATATAAATACACACAATGACACAAGAACAGTTAAATGAACTGAAGCGTCAGCATACGAACGCCGTTGCTGTTATGCGCGAAGCCCTCAAAGACATGAAGGCAGAAGGCATCACAGAGGCGCGAGTGAAAGAGCTTGACGAAAAATTCGAGCGCGCTCAGGCCGACAGCCTTCGCCTTGAAAAAGAATACAAACGCGAAAGCGATGTTTTAGAAGCCGAAAAACGCGCAGCCGCTTTTGCTTTTGAGCAATCAGAAGAAACCGAACAGCGCGAAAAAACAGGCCGCAAACCGTCCGAGGACCAACTAAAAAACCAGTTGGATATTTTCAGCCGGGCAATGAAGTACGGCACCGCTTCGCTATCCACAGAGGAGCAGCGCGAGTTCAACAAAGCTAAAGTCGAAATGCGTGGCACAAACACGCAGATCACAGGCTCCAACTCTTTGGGCGGTTACCTCGTTCCTGTTTTGCTGCAAAATGAGATCATCGCGTCAATGAAAGACTACTCCGGTGTCTTGCAGGTTGCGCGTGTATTCTCTACCGCTGGCGGTGGGCAAATCACATTCCCGTCCAAAGACCTGACAGCCCGAAAGGCCGTCAAGACAGCGGAAAGCGGAAGTATTGCTATCAACGACATTACCTACGGACAAAAGGTAATGGACGCCTACAAATATACCGACGCGCTTAAATTCTCTTGGGAGTTGATGCAAGATAGCGAGTTCGATATTTTGGGCGAAATGCGCGAAGCGTTTGCCGAAAGTTTTGGCCGCGCCGCAAACGAAACACTTACTTTGGGTGATGGCTCCGGCGATCCTAACGGTATTGTTGTAGCGTCCACTTTGGGCGTAACCGCCGCATCAGCTACCGCAATCACTTTGGCCGAACTCATCGACCTGGAGCACAGCGTAGACCCTGCATACCGCCGCCGTAACACGTCCGGCTATATGTTCAACGACGTTGTGCTGAAAGCGATCAAAAAGCTATCTTTAGCCGATACCGGAAGCGGTGCGGGCGTTTGGCAGCCTTCATTCCGCGACGGCGCACCAGCAACGGTGAATGGGTACAACTACTGGATTAACCAGGACATGGACAGCAGCATTAATGCATCTTCCAAACTGGTTTTGTTTGGCGATTTTGACAAGTACCGTGTCCGCATGGTCAAAGATATGACCGTTATGCGGAATGATATGCTTCACATGGCAACTGGTGAAGTAGCGTTTTACGCTTTCAGCCGTTGGGATGGCGAACTCATGGACACCGCCGCCGTTAAACACCTTATCACCGCCGCGTCTTAGTGATAACGACAGTAAAAGTAATACGCCCCGCAGCAGGTACGACATATTGCTACCGCTGCGGTGTGTATTCCGTTCCTGACCAAATGCCGGAAGCCGTTGCAAAAGACCTCGTTAGAGGTGGCCACGCGCTCGATATTTCCGCACGGTCAGAAACGCCGGAACAAACAAGACACACAGAAAAGCGCAAAAAATGACAAAGTATTTAGATACAAGCATTCAGGTAACGTACTCCACAGATTTGCCCGTAACAGTCGCAACAGCAAAGCAACACCTGCGAGTTACCCACAGCAGCGAGGATACGCTTATTGAATTGTATCTAAGGGCTGCGATTCGGGTGGTAGAAGAAAATGCACACGTTACGCTTTTAGCGTCAACGGTAACGCAGGTCTTCGATACTATTCCCGCGCCTGGTCAATACGTTGACCTTTCTTTGCCGCTTACGTCGCTTACTTCGATGTCTTATAATACAGTAGAGGCCCCCGCCGATTTTACGACATTCACGGGCGGCGTAAATGATGCTGGCTATAACAGGCCGCGCATTTACGCCCCCGATGGATGGCCGGACGGGTGGCAAATGAAGGTAATTTATGCAAGCGGATACACAGCGGAAACGATACCAAAACCGCTAATTGTTGCGGTGTTGCTTACGCTATCCGATATGTACGAAAACCGCACAGACAGCGTAAAGCAGTTGCCTACGGCGGTCGATCATCTTATTCAGCCATTTAAAGTGATGTCAAAAATATGAATAAGAATGAAAAAATCGGGGTTATGGATAGGGAGGTTACTATACAGCGCAGCGAATTGCAGGAGAATAAAACATCCGAACGTGTAGAGGTTTTTACCGACCTTTTGACAGTTTGGGCGGCGGTAGAATACCCGATTTCACGACAGGATGAGCAAATTGCGGACGGGCTAAACCTTACGACTTCGCCCGTTAATTTCACGATACGCGATACTGATATAACGGTGAAAGATCGGATTGTTTACGACGGAGAGAATTACGATATTATCAATATTGCACAAATTGGCCGGAATGATCGGCTAAAAATAACAGCGGTAAATGTCGAATAATCTACAACAAGAAGTAGCAGACCTTGTAAACGAATTACGCAAAGTAAGCAAAAACGTAAAGGGCGACACTTCGCGTATTTTGAGACGAGCAGTAAAGCCGCTTGTTGCGGCCTTATTTATTGCAGCACCGCACGGAAAGAAAGTGCATAAGCGGTATAGCACGGTAAAGTTATCTAAAAAGATACGGGCTGGACGTGGAAAAGGTACGGTGGTTGCTACTTATGCGCCTGGCAACTTGGCTGCATCGTTTGGGGTGCTGGCATTAAAAAAACAGGATTACCGCGTTACGGTAGGCGCAAAACTTGCAAAAGGAAATTCAACAGGCAGTTTTGGGCCTTTTGGAAGATCAGACGGATACTATGCCCACATGATAGAGCGAGGCACTAAAAATATGAGTGAAAGGCCATTTGTCGGGCCAACATGGGCAAGACTAAAAGAGCCAACAAAAGAACTAACCATATTTAACCTTAGAAAAAGAATAAAGCGACTTAAAAAATGAACATACAGGGCCCACTTAGAAAAATAATTGCGGATTCTATTGAAGCGTCCGTAATTTTCAACGATCGGGTTTTCCCTGTTGTGGCTCCGCAAACTTCATCGTATCCGCTTGTCGTTTTGACGGTAACTGGCAATAATCCAGCACCTACAAAAACGGGCGTATCAAAAGTAGATAATGTATTGGTAGAGGCGAGAGTTTATGCTCAAACGTTTGAAACGTGCGCTGTTGGAGACGAGGCGTTTAGGGTGGCGGTAGATCAATATATGGGCGATGTTACGTTTATGGGCAAAATAACAGCTATTGACGGAATTAGGTACGAATCTACGCAGCAGGGCATAGAGCCTGATTCTATGCTTTATGTAAGCGTAAGCACATACACAGTAAGAATAAAAAGAGACGGATTAATCGGTTTTGAAAATATGAATTTACCTTTTTACGATTCAGACGAAAGCGCAATTTCAGCGGGTTTGCAGGTCGGTGATCTTTACCGATTAACAACTGATAATTTTTACGGAATGAAAGGCGGAACCGTCGTAACAATAATGTAATATGAATAGATATATTTTTCTTTTTCTAATAGCGGCATTTTCGCTGCTTTTACACGCAAAATGCGTAGCACAAAAAAATATAGTTTACGGTGCGGGTATCACCTACACCGTAGGCATTCCTACGTTCGTGCCGCCGGGAAATTCTTCACGTGTTGCCATTGATACGGTAACGAGTAAATGGTACGAATATGCACAGGCAGGCGGGTGGCGTTGGTCTGGCGACCGAGTACAGGATATTTCCGGCTGTTCAGCACCCGCATACACGCCCGGAAAAGCGCAAAGCCGTTTAGTATTGAACGCCTGCACAGAGGCCCAAAACGGACACGGGCCGGAATTGTACAAGTACACAGGTTCGGCTTGGTTGTGCCTTAATTGCGGGGGTAATTACACGGCTGGGGATGGTATAGACATAACAGGCACCGAAATAACGAATACCGCACCCGATCAGGTGGTGAGCATTACCGGGGCCGGGATTAATGCAATAACAGGCACTTATCCAAACTTCACCGTAACAGGTACAGAGGTGGACGGTAGTGTTACCAACGAACTACAAACGCTTTCTATATCCAACGATACGCTTTCGATTTCGGACGGTAATTCGGTGGTATTGCCGGGTGGAGGTGGCGTTGCATGGCCGCTACTTGCGCCAAACGGAACAAGCGAAGCGCCGTCGTATAGCTTTGAAGATAACCAGCAAAATGGACTGTTTCAAACAAGCAGGAGCCTTGTGTTGCAAGGATCATACGACTTGTTTATAACAACGATTGAGGCTATAGAGGAACCAGCAAAAGGCATTTTTATTAAGTCTGGAAATTCAGAGCAAGGCGACGGGGGTCCGTTTGAAATATCAGCGGGCAATTCAGTTGATGCGTCTGGAGGAACATTTGTAGTATCAGCGGGCAATTCAGAAGCTGGGGCAGGAGGAACGTTCGTGATGACAGCTGGAAGCGGCGCAAATGGTGGCGGGTTTACAATGAATGCGGGAAGCGCAAATAGTAACGACGCTACAAACGCTGGCAACTTTGAAATGTACGCAGGTAGCCACTCCGGTACGGATGGAACTGGAGGAACATTTACACTAGTATCAGGTAGTGGTGAGTACGCGGGACCTGTTTCAATAACAGCAGGAACAGGTGTGTATAATTATGGAAAAATATTTCTTGAAGGAGGCGCAGGGGCTACACCCGGCGTAAGGGGTGCGGTTGAAGTTAATAACAGGCTTAGGCTTGTGCCGATTACAGTATCTGTAAGGAATAGTATATCCGATATGGAGCAAGGAGATACGATTATGTGTTCCAACTGCACCGCAACAGATGGAAGCACTGGCGTGCTACAAACCTATAACGGCACAACATGGAAAAACCATTGGTGAAATGATTACCGCATCACCCGCACAAAGGTAGCAGGTTGGGCCTTATGCGCGGTCGGTGGAGCAGCAGACGGACTATGCGAAGGATACGAGTTTGACGGTAGAAAATCGTTTGAGCGAAAATACAACGTAAGCAAAACGGGCTATTTTGGCTCTGAATCCTGGAAAAGAGTGTACAAAAACGGAGACCCAGAACAGGGATTTAAGTCGTCGCTACACCGAAACATGGGAGTCTTTGACTTTTACCACCATGCCGACGATCTTAGGAAAATCGGGTATTTGTCCGGCGGGGTAATTATCGGGCTAAACGCCCACAGAAATACAAACAAATGGCACACCGTCGCAGATTTTGCAATCGGGTTTGCCGTTTCTTCATTAACAAAATCCGCTGCGATGTGGTGGATACGCAATTAAAAACATGAGCGACAGATATAAATTTCTAAAATCCTGGACAGACACAGGCAGCGGCAAAACATTTGCACCCGGCGCGGTTTGCCGTATGTCCGAAGGCGATGCTGCGCCGCTGGTAGAAAACGGCACACTTCAACAGGTAGCCGCGTTCACTATTTGCCGTAAAGATATTTTTGCCCCAGGTAGCTGCCAGCCAGTCACAGAAGAGCAGGCGGCGGCGTATTCAGCACCAAAATCCGCATTAAAAGACACGTTTGCAGGTA